GGAGCGGGTTTGGGCGCTGGTTTGGGAGCGGGTTTGGGCGCTGGTTTGGGAGCGGGTTTGGGAGCGGGTTTGGGATCGGGTTTGGGAGCGGGTTTGGGAGCGGGTTTGGGTGCTGGTTTGGGTGCTGGTTTGGGCATCGGCTTCTTCATCATAGAAATAAAAGCATAAGGTGCCGTGTTTTTCAAGTTAACGTTGACGATCTCGTTGACCTTCGTTCCATGGGCCTTCTTGGATACTTTCATAATGACCATCTTCTTGTCAGGCTTCGTGTATTTAATTTGAACCGTATTCGCATCGATGACCTTGAATACGGTTCCTGCTACGATGCGGTTGGTACCGGGTTTTGGCGTAGGTTTTGGCGTAGGTTTTGGCGTAGGTTTTGGCGTAGGTTTTGGCGTAGGTTTTGGCGTAGGCTTAGTAATATGCTTTTTGGAAATAGAAACGAACTTATAGGGAGCTGCTCTCTTTACCGTAACATTGATAACTTCGCCCGCTTTCATACCATGCGCCTTTTTCGTGATCGTGTATTTCGTGAGTTTGTTGGCAGGGTTTTTGAATTCTATTTTGACCCGATCGGCTGTGAGGACTTGCGTTACTTTGCCTGCCACGACCACATTGGCGCTGGGCGTAGGTTTTGGCGTAGGCTTAGTAATATGCTTTTTGGAAATGGAAACGAACTTATAGGGAGCAGCTCTCTTCACCGTAACATTGATAACTTCGCCCGCTTTCATGCTATGTGCCTTTTTCGTGATCGTATATTTCGTGAGTTTGTTGGCAGGGTTTTTGAATTCAATCTTTACTCGATCGACAGTGAGGACTTGCGTTACTTTGCCTGCCACGACTATGTTGGCGCTGGGCGTCGGCTTGGGCGTCGGCTTGGGCGTCGGCTTGGGCGTCGGCCTTTTGACAATTGCTCGGAACATATATGGTGCATCGAATGCCAGTATCACGTTGATAGCTTCTTTCGCTTTCATGTGGTGTGCCAGTTTGTTGACTTTTGCGATGACCACTTTCTTGTCTGGTTTCGTATATTTAACTTGTACTTGGTTGGCATTGATCACCTTCACGACGGTTCCACCGACGGTGCGAGTTTTCACGGGCTTGATGGGTTTGCACGGAGGGCACTTGCCGTCGGTCGCCTTTGTATAAATTTTATTGAAGAGGCCATGGACGTATGCGAAAGTTCCAAAAGCGTTGTCCTGAACTACCGTGTAGATACCAGCGGGAGCATACACTCCATTGGCGTTTCCACCGCGAGTACCGACGGTCAGAGTCGTCGAAACATTCACGCCCGTCGCGCTCCTCACAATGTTCGTCATGAGCATATTGTTAAATGTGGATCCGAACTTTTTCGGCCTTGGAGACCCGATATGTCTCAGCCCGATAGCGTGCGTCTGACTCATGTTTGTGAATATGACGGCCAAAACATCTTTGTTATTAAGAGATAATTGAGCCTGTGTCGGGGTTTCCCATGCGTGCTTGCTCCTCCTGTAAATATATATCTTTTTGAACTCCGGAGTCAGTGTGAACATAGGAATGTTGAAACGCCCGCTCACGAAGGGGTGTTCTAGAGACACGCCGGCGGTAAAACGAGCGACCATGTTGGGAGCGACGGCGATGCTCTTGGTGATGTTCGTCGTGCTGAGCGTCGAAGTGTGGCTCACGCGCTTTCCTCCTAAGATGGTTCCCGGAGGCAATGAATATGCGGCTTGAACGCGGGTGAATGCGGAATTGGCATTCGCTGCGACCGTCACCACTTTGGAAGTGCTTTTGGCGCCAACTCGTTTCATCTTATCAGACATGCCTTTGGGCACGTCGATGGCGGCAGTGGTGAACATAGGAGCCTTGAGGTACTCCTTATTGTTCCATTTGATACTCTGGACGGCTTGCGCGGTGCGAGAAGACATTTTGATCGCGAGAGTTCCTTGCTTGATGATCGTATCAGTATTGCCTTTCAGAGCGAGCGTCCTTCTGTTGGGCGCTGTAGGAAAAACGTATTCTTCGATTTTAGACTTGGGAATTAGCGGGACGAAGCCTCCTCCGTCGGTGTTGTCGCCAAAATCTTTCACGTATCCGTCTCCGAATTCCACCGGGAAATATCCAGTGCACTGCTCGGGAGGCTTTACGTCTGGCTTTCTTTCGTACAACAACGTGGGACACTTTTGTGCGAGTTCTGCCTCGGTAAAGCATCTCTTTTTGTTGGGATCGATGGTACTCGCACTGGGTGCCAACCGAAGCTCTCCAGGTTCCAGAGGAGAATATCTGTCGGTGGCAAAAACATTTCTCAGCGTGGAGTTCATTGGATAGGGCCCTCCTTCGCTTCTAATTATCTCTTCGGACGACATATTATAGTATTAATATAATATATTTTTATATTATATTATGATCTATTGGATATTCGCTCTGATTCTTGCCATCGTGATTATGATCGTTTTTACATTGAGACGTGAAAGTTACAGTAATTACAATGCTCCGAACGATTTCATGAAGATTTATTATTCTTCGATCGCACAAGACCCCAAATTCGAAAAGAAATTCCCATTTTTTGGGACGAAAGATAAAGCGGGGTTGAGATGCAGATTTCCGAACAACAACGGCTGTGATACGATCTGGATCGGTTCGGAACTTGTAGAACTCACACCAGAGCTGAAGAAACGTCTTAAATGTATATATAACATGACTTTCGATTAACATGATGGCTTTCTTCCGGACGAGAATCGATAACAGAATTCGACAAAATCTGGAAATTGACAATTGTCTAGAAGAGGAACGCCTTGCGAAGCGATGTACTCTTGCAGCACGTGATATGCAGAGACAATCTCCTCGGACATATAGTCGAACCACACTTCTGGATCGTCCTCGTGAAGAGGATATTCTTCGATGTCTTCTTCCTCCTCATAATATGAATTCGCTTCCTTTTCTTTTGCGATCTCCTTGTTCTGCTTCATGACCAGCGTATGTCTTACATGTATATATTTTGTTAAGTTATTATTCGTCGACAGTCATTATCGCAAAATATTCAAAATCTATCGCCACGGAATCGTCTTCTGTATACTTCTTCATATGCTCCGTAACTATAATGTCATTATCGCGCATCTCGAGCGCTCCCGTGAATATTCCTTGGACCGCCATGCTGATGTTGAGGACTCTCGAGATCTCCATCGCCGTTTTCTTCTCGAATAGAATGGGCTTGTTCGATAATCCGCCGTTTTTCATATGAGAAGGAACAAGTTTTTCGTGGAATGATCGCTCGTACACATAATACGCAGGACGAACCGAGGTGTTCATTGTATTTTCGATATAATTTTTTATCTCGAAAATATCGAATCGAGCTTATATACACATTATAATACCGGGATCAAATGACGATCAAATGACGATCATCAACGAGAGCCGCCGAGAATACGACCGTGATTCGTTAGAGTCGAACCACCGCCGTTGTTGATATAGTCGCCGCACGTCAATTCGAGCATCATCGAATGCTCATTGCCAATATTTGGGATCGCCAGTACATTTCCGGACGAATCTGTTATCGATATGTTCAGCTTGTCCATGGTGGCGATAGGGTTTTGTAATATAGAAGAAGGAAGACTCGTGATTCTCGAATCGATGTAAAATACGTTGGCGCGAGACGTGATCAGCGGAAGCTTTGCGAAACAAAAGTTCACGCCGCTGGAGTTCGAAGTTCCGTCGATTTGATTCAGCATGTCTATTTTGAGAAATGCGTTCGTTCGAGGCGTCTGAAATTCTTGAATGTTCATGTTCACCAAACGCGCTTCCCACACATTTCTGTATCTCGACGGAAGAGATACTTGATAGCTTGCCGGGCTCGGATATGCTGCGGTATTACGATCTGTTGATTCTATAGTGATGTTGTGCTTCGTTACAGGCATTTTACAAATACATAATATTATTTTATTCAAAATTACTCGATGTCAAACATATTCTCGTTTTCTTCGTCGCCATCGCCAACAAATGCAAAATCATTCATCTTGTTGGGCTTGTCGGTCACCAGCAGTTGAAGTGCCCTGAATGTGACTCCCCAACTGGTGCCTGCGCCGATGAACCACACGCTGGCGATCTCGGCGATGACTTTCACGGTGGAGCCGCGAGGGACGTCTTCGATGGAAATCTTTGATTTGTCGATGTCGAAGATCTGAACATTGGGCTTTCCGTTCATCATCGTGATCTTGGTTTTGGCGATAGGCGCATACTTTCCGGATGGATCTACCTTGGTAAGCTTGCGATAAGTGTCCTCGAGGAGCTCGCGAGACTTTTGCTTGCCAAACCATGCCACGGAGTTTGCGTAGGCGGCATCGATGAGGTGATGATCGAGTGCCGTGAGCTTGTTGAAGAGCATGAGCGTGTTTTCGTTGGTCTCGTATCCGCGGAATGATAGATCTACGCTGTAAGATAGTGCATCATTTTCAGGGCGATCGCGATAAGCAGAGATGCCGAATGGCAGATGCATCGCCGGGAACTGTAGAGTGATCTTGGCCTTGGTACCGTTTTTGTCGACAATTGGAATGAATCGACCTCCCATCTTATTCTTCTCGACGGGACCGAAGTTGATGGAGGCGGGCTCGAAAGTCTTTGCAGTGCAAATGGAAGCCATTATTTTGGTTTGTTTGGTTGTGTTAAGTTGTTTTTGTTATCGTATGTGAATGGCGGTGATGAAGAAGATACATTATGAATGCACACCCGGCTTTTATATTCGCGAGTGACGATATGAGGCGACCGGGATCAAACGACAATTGCCGGGATCATATTGTCACTGGCCGGGACCATGTACTATTATTTTTCCACAAACTCATAAAATACTTCTCTGGCGAGTGAAACATTAGAAATCATTTCGGTATTAGACTCCATACATCCGGCTTCTCTCATTAATTTCTTCAAAGCGGTTTCGTCGGCATTTATATCGCTAGAGAAATAACACAGAATATCTGGTTTTCCAAAAATAGAATATCTCGACTTCAATTTCTTGACGTCAGTATTCATCGTTCGACCAATTTTGCCACGATCTGGAACATCTTTATCGGTGATAAAATATATGATTCCATCTTTGAACACACCAACGAGCTCATCTTCGATGACATCCTCATCAATATACGCCGATTTTGACATCTTGGCAAGCGCTCTCCTGAATTTTCCATTCATGGCATCCAGCGATGTCTTAAGATTTTGAATTGAACTCTTCAGTCGCGATACTAATTGTGCGTGTTGTTCTCTCTCCTGGTTCAATACTGATGTTTTGATCGTCGTATATTCATCGTACGATGTTCGAATGTCCAGATCTTCTTCCTTCACGAACCTCAATTCTTCCTTTTTCATGACTTTTCCGGAACATTTCTTAGTCTTTGTATGCTTGCACGCATGTTTACTATATAATGTCTTATATCCACATTCACACGAATACAAAGTTCCTGTGATATAGTTCATCATTATTTTAATTGATATTGTTGTAATCATTCATATACGTATTACCGAGTGACGATATGAGGCGACCGGGATCAAACGACAATTGCCGGGATCATATTGTCACTGGCCAGAATGTTTAC